AGTGGTTTTCTTTGGTAACTTTCTTTTTACAAAAAAAGAAAGTTACTCGTGCCGGGGCACGAAACGCCCCAGCTTGCGCCCGCAGGCGCAACACCTGCTCGCCGCCGGGGCGGCGAAACCCGCGCAAGCGCAAAAAAAGAGACGGCCTTCGCCGTCTCTTTTTGTATCTCATCAGTTGTCCGTGCGGTTCCGCCACTCCAGCTCCTGCTCCAGCTCGAATTTCAGCTTCTTGTTCTCCTCCACCAGCGTGTCGTAGTGGGTGCCCTGCACGTAGTACTTCACGAACGCAAACGTGGCCTCGTTGAACTCCTCCTCCGTGTACTCCGGCAGCAGGGAGCCGTTCTTCCGGCGCAGACCGGTGACCTCGATCACCACCAGCCGGCGGTGCTCCTCGGACAGCTGAAACAGCTTCAGCTGCTCGGGGATCTCCAGCTCCAGATCGCAGCGCTCGTTGACGATCTCCAGCAGACGGCGCTGCTCCGGCTTGGCGGACACGATGACTCCGTGCTCGGCAAACAGCCGCTTCAGATAGCTGGCGGAGACCTCCTCCCGGGTAATGGTGCCCTTGCCGATGCCGGTGAGCATGGTGTTGGACAGGTTCAGGCTCACATAGACCTCACTGCCGGTCTTCGGGTATTTCATGGACGTACCTCCTGATGTTCCGTTTTATTCGCCTCGCGGGCGTGGCTTCGTTCTGCGTATACCGTACCACATTCTATAAGAAATTGCAACTATTATATGATAGAAACTAAAAATCCCGAAATATAAGGCTTTTTCAGCCAAAGTGTAGGAATAATAGAGAAATAACCTACACTGAATCACTTTGTTTTACATTTAATTAACCATAAACCACGTCCGTAGAGATAGTGAGGCCATCTTCTGAAAAGGTCTTTGTTTCTGTAACAATGACCGTCCCGTCCGCATCCTTAAGAACCGATGTGATGGTTTTCATATCGTCCGAAAAAGTCTTCACAAGCTGGTTCCCATTATCATAAACCGTGGTAACGGTCTTATAGTCCTCCGAGAAAGTCTTGACAGTATCACCCGACTGAATATCACCAGTGGAGCCTACTTTACCGTCTACATACGACTTGGTCTGTTGAGCAAGCAATCTGATGCTTCCTAAAGTTACCAGCTTGCTTTCAGGCATTCGACTCACGCTCCTTTTAAAAATGGAGGAGAGCTATTACACCCTCCCCCTTTTAAACAGATTAGGCAGATGCAGTGCCAAAGACCTCAGTGCAAATAGCTGTAACTTCATTGTCAGAAGCAACCAGCCCGTCGACATAATTCTTGGCATTCTGTTCAGCAGCATCCCAAGCAGCAACTTTCTCAGAGGTAATGCCATCTAGGACAGTCTTATTGGCATGGCTGTGGTTGCCCTCGGCAGCAGCATTAACCTTTGCCTTCAGAGCAGAATCCAGATTCTCTTCGGTTACTTTATCCAGCGAAGCGAGAGCGCCTGTAGGAACAGAAACATCAACTGCTTTTTCAGTAACAGTCTGCTCTACTCCATTGACCTTAATCTTTTCGATTACATTGACCTGAGCCCCTTCTGCAATACCCGCAAGCTTGGTGCCCTCAGCAGTGGTCATGAGACGGGAACCATCAACCTTGTCAACCTTCTTCGCCAGCTCAGTATTCATAACCGTAGTCTTGACATAATCGCCAATGCCAAGAGCATCGATCATGGCCTGAACATAAGCAACAACGGTGGCCTGCTCGTCATCGGTCGTGTCGCCGATACCATCCAGAATGGTATCCAGACGGGTAATGTCATTCGCCATCTTAGCGGCGCCAGTGGTGTCGCTCATAATCCAGTCGGCGATTTCCTTCAGAGTATTGTAGTTCTCATCAGCGCCGGCCACAATCTTAGCGACTTCTTCAGCGGAAATAGCACGGATGGATTTACCCGTGTCATTTCCAATCATGGTATTAACGGTAGTCTGCTCAGCCTTACCGTCAATCAGCGTCTTGAGGGCAGCGGCAAGATCTTCATAAGCAACCTCGCTCTTTCCTGCAAGACCGCCCAGTCCACCGATCTCATTATCGATGTAGGTCTTGGCTGCCTGAAGGGCAACCTTCAACTGTTCCAGGGTTGTGATTTTTACAGTGCTAGGCATTACACATTCCTCCTATTGGAATATTTTTATTTGTCACAGCATAAATGCTGCTATGACTATGAGAAGTTGTTAGCCAAAGACATCTGTGAGAACATCATCCAATTCTTCATCGGTAGCGATATCGTCCGAATCATAAACAGGCTCGTCCGGACTTGGCTCTATATCCGGTCCGAAAATATCATCAATCAAATTATCAATATCCTCGTCCGTAGCCATCTCACTTCCTTCCGGAATACCGCTGGATGCTTCAATCACGATGTCTTGCTTTAATAATTTGTTGGCTGTCGGCAGAATTTGAACTGTATCAGATGGAGTAACCGTATATTCGCCATCATAAATATCACAATCCAAAATCCCGCCAACAGGGATAGAAAGAGTTCCCGATAAACTTTCTATAGGCGAAAGGCGTCCTTTAATAGACCCGATTCCGCACACTCCACCCATAATCAGTCAACCTCTTCCGAAAGCTTAAGAGTGGCTTTCGTGATGAAGGTATCGACTTTACCATTTGCTTTGGTGAGCTGAATGTCGTAGACATATTTCCCAAAATTGAGATCAGCCGTATCGCTCGGTTCGAGCATAAGCATCATGGTGTCAATCGGGATTTCTTTGACAAGAAGAGGACGGGCATCGTCATAATTTTCCTTCATAGCAAATCGGATAACATCGCCCTCAACAGGAATATATGGCGTCCCATCTTTCTTAGTGGCAGAGACTAGAGCCTCAAATGTATCACCTCGGGTCAAAGTGATCGTTGTGCCTGTAATGCTGTAACTCATAATCTCACCTCCAATTTCAACTTTCTACAATTTGAACTGTACTCCCAGTTTTTCAAAGGTTTTAGGGCCTACAATTCCATCAACAGTTAATCCTTTGTCGCGTTGAAAGGCTTTCACTGTATTTCGAGTCAAAGAATAGAAGTTTTCATTGGTCAAAGTCAGGTCGTCATAACCATGTTTTGCCAAAGCTTTTTTCAGTTCTTTAACATCTTCACCAATACATCCGTGTTTAAGCATACGCGTAAACACAAATGCAGAACCACTGCTTTCGGGTTGCTTTTCTCCGGTGTCATACTGATATCGTTTGGTCATAAGACCACGATATTTCCATGCACGCTTACTCATTTGGGTAATGACAAAACCATAAAACAATCCGCGTTCTTCCATTACGAGAACATCTCCGTTCGGCATAAATCCGCATACCCATCCGACATGCGTTTTCTTTGAACTCGATCCATTAAACAGAGCTTCGCCCAACACATAAGGACGGGGAATAGTCGTGCAAAGTCCTTTATCATCACAGTACCGCACATAATTGCCATTGGCGTTTGTTTGAGACTTGCTGTAGTAATCTTCCACGCCCTGGCAATCGCAAACGGTTTTACCTGCTTTGACCCAACCGGCTGTAGCCTTATCAAATTGTGTTCTTGTCCATCCGTTCTTAGAATAATAGCTGTTAAACTTATTGTTCAGAAGGGATTGAGTAACTTTCTCTCCAGTCGTTCCAAATAAATATTCCCACTCTCCGGCAGAACCAACCTCTGACACGGGAATGGGAAGAATTGCTCCAACTGGGACAGACGACTTTTTGACATGTGTTAAACCCCATTTTATGAAATCGAGAACATGCATGTAATGACACCTCCTTATTCAGTTTTTACATCCCAAAATGTTTGAAAACAAATCCAATGACAATGCCGATCATGGCTGTTACAGCATAACTTACAACTTTACGCCACATCTGCCCGTCTCTGGATTCCAGTTCGTCCAAACGGTCGCCCTGACGGATCTGCTCTTTCAACATATTTTCCATGTTGGTAGCGAGCTTCTCAATCGAGGTATTGAGAGTTTCGAACCGTCGCATACTTTCTTCCAAAAGTTCAAGACGCTTGTCTTGACGTTTGCGTTCTTCTTCGAGTCTACGGCGAAATTCCTCATGCTCCGCTCGTGTAATAGGCGTGTCCATTTGTCTCACCTCCCGCTCAAATCAAGTCAGGCTGAGACTTAGACCGGATTGCCATTTTCATCAAGGCCCAACGCTGCAAGATCTTCTTTTACCGCCTCTTTAAACTTTGCCGGAACCTGACTAAATGTCCTCCTGCTGTTGATAATGAGCGCTACATACAATGCTACCATGTTGTTACCTCCTATTAGAATTTGGATTAAAATATAAAACATGATTACCCCTCCAAAGCGATTACATCGCCATTGGTGTCATAACCATATTCCATCAATCTTGCTTTGACATCGGCTTGGAATTTATCCGGCACCTGGTCAAAGGTTCTCCGCTTATTTATAACAAGCTTTGTATAGATTTCTACCATGTCTTTTTCCTCCTTTATGACGGCTCAAGCATCATTGCAATCAGTTCATACAGATCGGCAATCGCTTCCATAATGGTAAGCTGATTATCATCGCTGTTTTCCTGTTCAATCATGAGTTGAACAATATTTTCGGAGTCGTTTTTGCCCTTTATGGTGTACTCCGCCATAAGAAGATTGGTATAGTCATTAAACTCCTGGGGGGTTAGTTCCGCCTCCTGATACGTCCAGTAAACGGTGTCATCGCCTTGTTCGGACGATCTTGTGATACTGTTGATTTCTTTTCGGAAATACACCGAACCTTCAGCAACCTCAAGTGCAGCGGGCTTGATTGTGCTTTCGGCATACTTGTAATTTAGCTCCATGCGACTTTCCTCCTTTCGCAGTGTAAATGCTTGCGAGCTTATGATATACCCGTTTATCGTCATGCTTGTCATATCTCGAAACCTTCCGTTTCAATTGTTGGAAATTGATATAAGGCTTGATCCATTTCCTGTACATATTGTAGGTATCTGTACAGTCAATCCAACCGAGATAAGACAGCATCTGACGGGCATCGAGTATAGTGGCCTTATCCTTTTTGGAGATTTTCCGAGCTTTTCTTGCCGCCTTGTACATAATGGTCTTTCGAAGAATCGTTCGAGTTCTGTAAAAACGAAACCCCATAAAATCCAAATCACGGCCTCTTTCATTACCTTCACGGTCAATATAAGAAAAACGGAACACTTGCCAATTCGCTTTGAGTTCTAAGCCAAGCTCCGTTTTCAAATAATCAGAAATCGCTTGTTTCATCTGGTGCAAAACCTGTTTGTTACTTCCGAATATAACCATATCGTCCATGTAGCGCATATAGTGAACTGCGTGCAATTTTTCCTTAATGTAGTGATCCAGTCCTTGCAGATACCAGTTGGAAAGCCATTGGGAAGTATAAAAGCCAAGTGGAATCCCAATTTCAGTAACATCGATAATGCGGAATAACAAATCCAGCATTTTCTCGTCATGAACGGTTTTTCTCAGCTTGGCTTTCAATAGATCATGTGGAATAGAATCAAAGAAATGCCGGATATCCATTTTGAGAATATACTTGCAATTCTTAGGATCAGTATGAATCCATTTTTCTATTACCTGCTTCCCTTTATGGGCGCCTCGTCCTGGTAAGCTTGCATAGGTGTGTTCATACATGCCCTTGCTGAACATCGGTTTTAATGCGCTGACAATGCAGTGCTGTACAAGCAGCTCTTCCATAGTCGGAACAATAATGGATCGCTCTTTTCGAGTAATACCGTCATATATGTAAACCGGCACATGCTCGGCGTTTTTGTAGTTGATAATCCATTGAAGCGACTTATCAACTGCTTCATCGTCTGACATGTGCCGGTGTTTCAGTATCCGCCGGAATCGCTTGCTGTGTTTTGCTTGTGATAAAGCATATTGCCGGTTAAATTCGGAAATGGTTGCTTCATACAGGTGGTTATAGGATTTCATATTCTCTCTTATCCTCTCATCCGCGTTCGACATATTCTCAGCTACTAGCAGATGCTTGCACCGAGTTAATTTTCACCAAGCGGTGAGGAAAAGGCTCTATGCCCCTTGCTGCTTTCGCAGCGATATACACTGCATTAAGAGAATCATTCTTAATGGATAAGATAGAGCCGCGCCATTGTTCGAGTTCGAATTGGACGCCGTATTGTTCAGATTAGCGTAGAACGGACCGCATTGAAGGTCATTGTTCCAGTTGCCACCGACAATCGCACTGGTCGCAGTGTATACCCCTATTAGTTTTATAACAGATTTAGCTCCCGGCGAACCTAAGGTTCTCCCGTCCTCTCCTCGATGCTTACGCATCAGCAAGTGGTTTACAAGAGAGAGCCGCGCCAACGTCCGAGGCCGAATCGGACGCCGCAACGTACAGACCAGCGTAGAACGGACCGCAAGGAAGGGCATAGCCCCAGCGGCCACCGACAATCGCATACATTGTACCGGAGTTGTTGTAATATAGTCCATCCGCTTCGTAAGTGCTGCTTGAACCGCTTGCCTTAACAGGAATCCGTCCGTAAGCTTCTGTCTTCATGCTGCTGATATAGCCGCCGGAAGTGCCGGAAGGAGTGGCTCCAGATACAGAAATATAACCATTGCCATCGGTGTTGTAATCTGTAGCGGTGCTTCCATCGTGCGTACCGCGTGTTAGCTTAACTTTTTGCGTACCGTTTACATTCATCCAACCAGCAGTACGCCTCCACAGATTACCCCATAAATGCTCCATACCAAACACCTTAACACCATCTCTACCGTTATTTGAGCCCCAGAACATACCTCTGCTGTTCATTGTACCGGTGTTTACAGCCGAACTGGTATCACTTCTACCGGAACCAAAAACAGTTTGACAATCAGTGCTTTTGCCCATCATGACAAGCAAATCCTGAATAAGCAATCTATCTGCAAGAACCTCCGTATACCAGTCGCTGCCGTTAGCTTTTGCATAATTAATTTCTGTAGTAGCATTTTGAGAAACCATATTAGTCTGTCCACTAATAGAGCGAAGCTTGCTCGATACATTGGAACCGAAATAAATAGGGGTGTAGAAGTGATCAATTTCATTATTATTGCGGTCATAGTTACACCAGCAATCCCAAGTATCATCCTGCGGAATATCAGAACAACGGAAATGATAAACACCGTTCTCTTCCCAACGCTTGGTATAAATCTTCGGCCATTCCATCATCGCATTGCCGCCGAAAGAAGTATTGGCAACACTGGATGCAGTGCCGTCGATTTTCTTGGTATAATCGTTGGGGTTGAGATAATGGTCAACCACACCTGCATAGGTCAGCATACAGGGACGAGGCATAAACATTTCTCCAGGCTCGAAATTCCAACTGCCGTAATCAAAGGAACCTCCAAAGTTCATCTTTGCGGGAGTAAAATTAGCATTGTCAACGTCAGATGGATAGGTAACACGCCCTGAAGGATTGGAAGTGGATTTTACAAGATCATATCCAAATAGATATTCGTAGCTACTCACTTCACAACTTGCCTGGTTTGCGCTGACATTGTTGGTGTTGTAAACGCCGTCCGTAGAATACGGGAAAGCTGCATAGTAATAGATGATGCCAGCCTCTACATTGGTATCATAGTAGGTGCCGCTGCTGGTAATGTTTGCAACCTGAGAACCGTCCGATTCATTAACCGGATAACCAGTCGTACTTCTGCGAATTACAGCACCGGCAATTGTACAGCCGGCAACGCTGGCAGGAAGCGTAGCTGTAAGCTTTACCTGAGGTTGTCCGCTGACATGAACCGATTCTGCCGTAAATTTCTGCATGTTGCCCGGAATAATTGCGACAGGCGTACAGGATGCCCTATTTGCCGCATTGCGGTTGTAAACGCCCTGAGTAGTGTAGGGGAATGCAGCATAGTAATAAATCTGGTTCAGAGATACATTGGTGTCATAAAACTCGCTGCTTTCCTTAAGATCAGTTACAAGAACACCCTCATTTTCATTTGTCGGATAACTAGTCGTACTTTTGCGGATAATAGCGCCGGAAATCGTATAAGGACGCTCTTCCGTTCCATTGTCCGGAAGCGTAGCGTTAATTCGAACGCGAGCCTGTCCGGAGGAATACGCCGATGTTGCAGTAAAGACCTTCATATTATCCGGCTCATAACCGGCAATGATCGTACAGGTGGAACGGTTCGCCGTATTGCGGTTGTAAACGCCCTGCGTTGTATAAGGAAATGCAGCGTAGTAATAAGTCTGGTCAATCTCCACATCCTCGTCAAAGAACGTCTCATCATTGGTAATGTTTTTGACCAGAACGCCGTCAAACTCATCTTTAGGATAAGTACCGGTACTTCTTCGAATAACAGCGCCGGCAACACTGCACAGCGTCTGTCCGTCAATAACCGTATCAGCAGGGAGCTTAGCTACTACCTTAGCACGACTTACCGTTCCTGTCGCATCATAGCTTGCAGTAAATTCCAGCATATTGGAGGGCTCGATTCCTCCAAAAAAGTGTCGGTTTTTACCAAAGATCAAATCTTCTTCTGCCATTTTGATTTTTCTCCTTTCATTATGCGTAGGTTACAGTTGAGTTAATCAAAGTCCCTTCGTCGTTAAACTCCTTGACCATTCTGGCAAGCTCTCCGCCTTCGGAACTTCGCAAAACTGTAGTCACAGTGAGAAAGTTATTGGTAAATGTCTTGGTCAGCGTCCTGTTGGTGCTGTCCGTGGAAACAATCACCGTACCGTCCTCATTGAATTCTTTTGAGCCATCAACGAAACCGGTCAGCAGAATCCGTTCCATTTCTTCCTGATCGATTTGAAGCTGAAGGTTCGCCGCAACATCTCCGCTGAGTTCGGTCTTCAAAGATTCAAACCAACTGAGAAATGTCTGCTGCATCGATTGAATCCACTCTTCCTCATCGGACATTTGCGTTGTAGCCCAATTTGTAAAAGTGGTTTCCTGTTCTGAAATCCAAGTTAAATACTCCTGCTTGCGTTCATCGGACCAGCTCTCATAATCCTGCTCCTGCAACGCCTGCCAATTATTAAACTCTGTTCTCTTATTGTTGCTCCATTCGGTAAAATCTGCTTCTTCACGGCTGACAAACTGATCCAGTTCATCCTGCCACTGTCCGAGCAATTCATCTAAACTGATCGTTTGAAGAATACCGGTGACAAACGGCGTTTCCTCCGTTCCGACCATATTGGTGATGTCAGCTTGATTGATGACTGTCGTGCCAAACTTCCTGTAAATATAACAAAGAGCATACTGGTGTACGCCTCCTTCGTTCTCAAGGGTCGGCCGCACCGGTACGCTGGATGGAATGCCCGTTACAAATTTAATGCTATTTGCTCGTACAGACTCCATAGCATTTACTTCAAGTACAACAGCGTCAATCCGGTCCAGCAGAACTTCTGCCTCAGGAGCTTCCAACGGCAAAATACTGTCGTTAAGCGTCCAGGTATGGTCAAACCACGCCCGTCCAATGCCAACATTTACAGTCAATCCGCCGGCAGCCCTTACAGCAAACGCCGTTCCGATAGAAGCAAATATCCCATCAACAATCAAACCGTCAAAAATGCTCGACATCTGAGCAGAATCGTATTTGCGATCGCCGTTCAATGAGTTATAGAATCCATAGGTTACGCTCATTTAACTTATCCCTCCTTTGAAATCGTTTTAAATGTCGGATAAATGGACAATCCTTCATCGCTGTTCGAAATAATCAGCTCCGAAATATAAGCGGAATTTTCGTTTCCATATTCATTAGCAATCTGAACAATATCGCCAATGAAAAAGTCCTCGCCATATTTAAAAAGCCTTGTAACCTCGACCTCGCCTTCAAATGCGGTAGTAATCATGTGGTCGGCAAGGTTTTTTAAACCTTTTGTCCGAAGCTGTGCAATATACTCAGCGTCAGAAAGCGTCCCATCCTCCGTATCAGACGAAATATCTCGAGCATCCGTAAAAAGTTCACGGCGGTCAAGTCCTGAAGCAGAACCGACCACCGTTGTCTTTCTCGATGCGCCTTCGCCTTCTCCAGCAACCAGCGTCACATTCCGATAACCGGCTTTGGACGAGAAGTAGTTGCTGTTGATGATGTTCTCAAAGTTGGGAGAAAATACTACATACGGATTTTCCGTCTGGTCATAGGAGCGGTCAGCGCCGGCATAGAGGCTGAACGCAAACTGGTTATCGTCTGTCAGCACAATCTTGAAACCGATATTATTTTCCTCACACAAGCCTTTAATAACTGTATAGAGATCGTCTCCGGTATACTGGTTATCGATGGTAAGACTTGTGATTTTGCTGTCCGTAGACGGTACAAATATAAAATTTGCTATCTTGCGGTCAGCAACTGAAGGGGAAATAATGTTTTCATTGAGCATCGTCTGAATGGCATTTTGAAGATTTCCGCTGAAAATGCGTTGCCCCCAAATAATCCGCCTTTCAAGAATGCTTTCCAAAGATCTCCCGGTAACAATAAGCCGGTTTCCTTCCTCTGTATCAGCATCGATCTTGATGTCTTCGATAATCATGCTGTGCTCGGAGTCCTTTAGCCATAGATAATAATCCTCTTTGATGTATTCCAGCAAGCTTTCATCCATCGCAAAGTATATCTCGAAATCTCCGTATGCATTGTATCGGTCAGTCCAGATCATTGATTCATAAGTATCGATGACGGCTATGGATTCAAAATCTGCGTTTAATACGAATAATTCCATAGTTTACACCCCTTCATAGATAACTTGATTTTCAATTCTGAACTGAAGATTCGTGACCCCTGTCTCCGCTGTAAATGCGAAGATGTTATCTCCCTTTGACAATGTAAACCAATCGGTATTCTTATCCAGGCAATTGAGAATGTTGTACGATGCGCCTTCCCGTACCAATGTAATACTCTTTTCGCCCTTTGTGGTATTGATGACGATATCATCGCTTGCAACCAACCCCTTGCCGGTTAGTTTTTCAAGCTTTGTCGTATTAATCATCATAACCTCTCTGGTTTCGGTATTATAAATATTGATATTGGTGGCGGGACCTATTGCATGGATATAAATAACCACACCGATTTCGGAATCGCCGTAATAGGTAATAACACCCTCCGTCTTAATTTGGATTTCGCCAAATATAAGCAGCGGATCTGTTAAAGATTCGTTTGAAAACGGAAACTCAAACATGGGGTCGATTGTATAAAAGTCGGTCACATTGTTTCCATCCTCGCCAGCCGAATAAAAATATGGATCTGGACAGATAATGGAAATTTGCGTACCTTCCTGAGAACTGAAAATGTCAGGCTCATTAGATTCCACATAGCCTTTGATTTTCACATAACGGTTGTCTGTTTCAATTACAATCTCAACGCTCTTTTTTGCAGGGAAATATTTGTAGGACTTCTGTCGGATATCCTCGATGGTCTCCCCGTAAACGGTGTCTACGAACGCCAATTGAAACACGATATTTCTCTGGCTCAGTCTGGCAGAGTTAAACATGGAACCGTCATTGGTAACAACTTCGGTCGTGTTTACATTTGCCTTGACTGGGCCTAAACCAGTAACAGACTTGATGAGGAAGCCCGAAACCTCAGGCTTCCCCAACTCAAGCTTAACCCTATCACCCAAGTAATTGGTGATAGCGAATGAATAGATCATGTTTCCACCAATCCTTTCAGTGCCGAGAACTGATTCTTCGTCTGACGGTAGATTTCAATCCTCGACAGCGCCTTAGGTGAATAGTTGTTTTGTGTGAACGTGTAATTGTTTCCGGCTACAGGTACAGAATCCCCATTTTGAACGGCAGCGGCAGCAGCACGCTCCATTCCGGAACTGATGCTCATTGCCTGGCTTCTGCTTAACAGTGAAGATAGTCTTCCTGCTCCCTCCTGCACCTGAGACAAATCGAGTACAGGACGAATCGTCGGCTGAGCGTCAATGCCGTCGTCAATAAATTCTCCAATTTTAGCAACTGCATTCCGAAGCCCTTCTTTTGCAGACGCAGCCATCGAGGTACCAGCCTTATAGGATTTATCAGTATAGTCAATCAAGGAATTGACAAAGCCCAACCCAAAAAAGCTGCCAATCCGATAACCCACCTTGGAAGGCGAATTAATATCCAGCTCTGCTTCAGCAGCCCTTGCAGCAGCGCGAGCCATGGCTCTTGCTCTTGCCTCAGCATACCAGGTATATTCATCAATACCATTTGCAAAGCCTTCCACCAGATATACGCCAGCATTATAGAAATCCGTATATTTATCACGAATCGCCGTTAAGCAACCGTTGACAATAGATACGAACGCTTCCTTCGCAAACTGGTTCTTCGCACGGATTCCAGCAATTAAATTGGTCATGGTAGCTTGCCCAACCGAGTTGAAATCTTGAAATTTATTTCGAAGGGCAGTCAGGCATCCGGATATAATCACCACAAAGGCGGAACGAGCTGTAGAATCGCTGTTTCGTACACCGGATATGAAGTTGGTCATCATGGTTCTTCCAATTGTCGTAAACTGGGGATACTGATTTGTAAATGCCGTGACAACACTGTTTATAAGGGAAGTAAACACACTGGTCAAATTCCCCTTTTGAGCGTTAGCGGCATTGATGAAGGTAGTAATCATAGTATTTGCCGCCGTCGTGACACGGAAATTCGCATTGGTAAACGCATTGATAAATCCGTCGATACCTGCGTTGCCAAGAGCTGTAAGGTTCTGAGCAAATCTGGACATACCGCTCGTATCAACATCTTTAATACCATTTGCCAAATCCACAAGGTTACGAAATTCAACAACAATACTGCTAAGCTTAGAGGTGTCCACACTGCTTACACTGTTGTAGTAATTTGCAAAGGATTGACCAAAGGATACAAGCTGTTCACCAAATGTGGCTATATCGTTGTCGCCGGTAAACCAGCTTACAATACCGCCGCTGTTCGGAAGGTTGTTTGAAAGCTCTACCAATGCTTTTGCAGCGTTAGCGGAATTAGTAACAATATTGGCATCCAGTCCAGTCACCGCAAGAGAATAGTTCTTCATGGCAGTGCCAAAAGGAACTAACTGTTCTCCGAAGGTGGCAAGGTCGTTATCGCCCGTAAAGAACGCCACAACGCCGCCTGTATTGGGAACTGTTTTTGCAAGCTCAACCAGTGCTTGACCTGCTGTTACGCTATTTTGAATTACATCAGCTTTCAATCCAGCCACCGCATCGGAAAAGTCTTTCATAGCTTTACCAAATGGAACAAGTTGCTCGCCGAAGTCCTCCATATCGTTTTCACCGGCAAAGAATCCGACAACACCGCCGCTGTTTGGTATCGTGCTTGCCATTTCGGCCATAGCTTTTCCTGCTGTAGCAGCTTCTGTTATTACGCTGGCATCCAATCCGGCAACCACATCAGCAAAGTCCTTCATAGCCTTACCGAACGGAATGAGTTGCTCGCCAAAAGTTTCCATATCATTCTCGCCAGCGAAGAAACCGAGAACGCCTCCGCTATTCGGAAGCGTAGCGGCCATTTCAGCCAGTGTTTTGCCAGCAACCGCAGCATTAGCGACAACCTCTCCATCGATACCTGCAATTTCATCTGAAAATTGTTTCATAGCCGTACCAAATGGTACCAGCTCTTCAGCAAATCCAGTAAGGGAAGAACCGCCTGTCAACCAGGAAGTCAACCCTTCCAGAATATTCGCAGCGGTAAGAATAAGAATGGTTTCCGCCAAAGCCTTAACGCCATCCATCATAGACGGATCAATAGCAGCAGCGCCTTGAATAAACGGCTGAATATTGGTCATAAATCCAGACAGATCTGTTGCGATCTGTGGGAACTGACTGGATACGCCGCTCATAAATCCGCCGACAATGCCGCCGATAAACTTGCCGATAGCAGTACCAATTCCCTGAAGTAGATTTCCACCTTCATTGATAAGCCAATCAAGGCCTGGGATTTGAGCCAAAGCACCGACAGCAGCGAGAACAAGAGCAAGCTCTGCAATAACTAAGCCCATGCCAAGCACGCCGACCATAGCTCCAGGAACCAATCCAGCGATCGCGCTAAGAGCCGCCATAATTGCAGCCAGCAAACCAATGCCAACGATACCTTGCAGCAATGTTTCCGTATCGATTCCTTTAAGCGCGTCTACAATACCTGAGAAGAATGCCATCAACACATCAACCGCCGCTTGGATTAGTCCGGGAAGATTATTTGCGACACCTTCCAGAACGGCGATAAGGAATTGGAAGATGGAATCTACAATAGATGGGGTATATGCTACCAACGCCTCCAAAACTCCAGCGACAAGCTTCAGCGCTCCGTCCGCAATTGCCGGAACGCATTCTACGAGAACATCAACCAGCGTAAGGACAACCGCTTTGACCGCTTCGCCAATTGCGGGTGCACTATTAGCAATAACCTTGCAGAACTCCACAATGGCCTCGCCGATCTTAGCGACGATGGCAGGTATTAATCCGGCAACGCCAGTAATAATAACTGTAAGAGAAGCAACGATAGCAGTGGCTCCGGCCGTACCGGCTGCCGCAAGCGCAGTCAGACCAGTTGCTAAAGCAGCCAAACCAGCCCCTGCAAGGGCAAGTCCTGCACCAATTCCAAGCACAGATACGCCAATAAGTGCAAACGCTCCGCTTAGTCCAAGAATAGTAGGAACCAATGGGGTCAGCACAAGACCGGCAACGCCGATAACAGTAAAGGCTCCGGCCAGCGAAACCAAGCCCTTAGCAATCGATTCCCAACTCATAGCCCCTAAAATACTAAGCACCGGAGTCATAACAAGAAGTGCCGCTGCCGCAACAAGCATCGCCGCAGAACCGGCTAAGGTGCCTCTCATAGCGTTTAAACCGACCGCTAAAATAACCATAGCACCGCCAAGCGTTACAAGACCTTTTGCAATCTCTTCCCATGTAAGGGCGCCCATCTTTTCTAAAGCATCCGCTATGATAACAAGAGCCGCAGAAACTGCAATAAGACCAGTTCCAATTGCAATCATGTTTTTAGGCATAAGTTTGACTGCAATCGTTACCGCTGCCAAAGCTCCCGCTATAGCAACCAAGCCCTTTGCGATTTCTTCCCACTTCATACCGCCGAAATCATTCATAGCCGAGGCAAATACCTTCATAGCCGCAGCAATAGCAATTAAAGAGACGCCAGTAGAAAGAACATGTTTAGCATTACCCGTCAGATTTGTAAAGGCCGTAATTTCAGCAAGAAGAACGCCAATAGATACAAGACCTTTTCCGATTTCATCCCACTTCATACCGCCGAAGTCTTCACAGGCGGAGGCCAACACCTTTATAGCAGCGGCAAGAATAACAATTCCTGTAGCTGTTGTAATGGCTTTACCGCTAAATTGGGCAATACGCATAAATAGCGACACTTCCGTTAAAAGCACACCGACGCCAATCAGACCTTTTGCAAGCTCATCCCAATCCAAAGCGGAAAGATCTTCGCAGGCAGAGGCCAATATCTTGATTGCTGCCGCAAATATAACCATCTGCGTAGCGCCTTTTACAATCGTGCCGCCTCCACTGCTCATTACCTTAGCAGCAGCAACCATCATAGCAGACAGGCCGGCTACGCCGATGAGACCGGTTGTAAGCTGTTTAGAATCCAAATCGCCGATCTTTTTTAAAGCTCCAGCGAGAATAAGCACCGCAGTGGCAATGCCCAGCATCGCGGTTACGCTTTTGACAACGCCGGTTACTTCTCCGCTTATCTTATTGAATATTGCCATTGAAGTCATCAAATCGGCAAAGAGCACTGTAATAGCGCCAAGAGAAGCATTTAGCTTTTTACTGTCGATAAGGCTAATAGCAACAATGGACGCCGTAAGGATTGCAATGGCAGATGCAATCTTGAGAAGCGTCCCGGCCTGTAGCTGTTTCTGATAAGCTTCGAAGCATCCCCTGACGCTGTCGAGAATGCCAATAAACGATTCTTTGATACTGCCAATATCGTCAATAGCGCTTTTAAACGCACCGACAAATTTAGTAATTCCAAGCGCAATAGCGCCAAAAGAAATACCATTGAGTAAATCAATAATCCCGCTGAAATTAGCTTCGCCGAGATTAGACGCCAGGGAACTTCCGAGTTCGCCCAAAATATTGACAATGCCGCTTCCGATCGTTTTTACCGCATTCCATACAGCACTGAGCAATTGTACAAATTGGCAATTAGCCAAAGTCTCGCCCATTACCTCGAAAGCCGCAACCACAGAAGATTTCATTTCTCCGGTAGCCTCGCCTACCTGAGACATTCTTTCCTGAATGCGCTCAAGCAGAGAATGAAATATTTCAAAGCCGGGAAGCTTAAAGTTTTCAGCTATCGTCGTAATAAATGTTTTAATGGCGCTTGCTATAGTTCGGATAAAGGAGGCGATTCCACCGAGAACTTTATTAAAGATATCTGTTCGTTCAATTACTTCGTTAAGTTTAACGAGCCATTCTCCAAAAGAACCAGTAATACCAAGAAGACCGCTTCCAAGTTCTCCGACCCCTCCAAGAAGCGAACCAACAGCTCTGACCACTGCCATAAAGGCACTGCCAATGATGTCTACAACAGCAAACAATCCCTTAAAAGTGTTTTTAAGATTATTAGATGCGGTTTCGCTTAATACAAACCGTTCTGTCAGCTTTCTTAAATTTTCTGTAATGTTATAAAGCTGATCGGCTGTCATTGGAGGAAAGATATCTCTAAACGCCTCTTTTATCGGGGACAATACGCTCATTAACCCCTTAGCAGCATTCCATAAGGCTTGAATGATGTTTTCTCTTCCAGACGGACGAAGTATTTTTTCTGTAAATTCATCCATGGAAACGGAACCATCTTTAAGGCCGAACGCCAGCGCTTCGATTTGAGAAACCATTTCAGAAGTATAACCAGCAGCTTTTCTTTCTTCCTCTGTCATGCCAGACATTTTTCCTTGCAGATGAAACACTGCTTCCGAAAGTGTCTCAGAAGAAATAACGCCTTCCTGCAATCCTTTTTTTAAAGCATCGCTAAAGCTGTCAGAATCCGCAATCATTTTATCGAAAGCGTCGCCATGTACTCGGGCAACCTCTTGAATAGACTCAATATAACCGGCTTCATCAGCGATGCCAGCATCAAGCAATTGTTTCCAGCCTGAACTCAATCCACCGCTTAACAGCTCGTTTCTGGCTTCTGCTGATTTAGAAATAACATCGCCGACAATATTGGAAACTTCCGTCAATAATTCTTTTGCTTCATCAAAGTCGCCGATCAAAATTTCCCATGTTTGAGTCCATCCAGATTGTGCGCTTTCTTTTAAGGTATCGAACAATTGCGTAAAAGTCTTTACTTTCGTAGCTGCGTCTTCAGCCGTTTTGGCCATGTCCATGATAGAACGGGCTTGTTCTGCTGTAAAACCTTGCTGAATTAAATCCGCTTCGGTATAGGCACCGGCAAATTGCTTTAGGGTTTCGGTAAGAACTTCTGTGGTCAGCCACTCGCCTTTGGTGAGAGATTCTCTGAACGAACCATACATATCGATAGCGTTTTTCGCTCCGGTTCCAAGCAATTCAGAGGTTCGTACCAAAGCATCTTGAAATACTTTACCACCCATACCGGCATTGACCACCGAGTTCCAGTCCATAAGAGAAACTTTACCGGCAGCCAATGCTTGAGAAAGCTGATACATTGCCGTGGAAGCCTGCTGAGAAGTTGATCCCGATACAGCGGCAAGATTGGCTATACCCTTAATAGAATCTACAGAGGTTTGCAGATCGACGCCCGCAGCAGTAAATGTACCTATGTTTTTGGTCATTTCAGTAAAGTTATATATCGTCTTATCTGCATAGGTATTTAATTCATCTAATGCTCGATTAACCTGCTGCAAATTCGTGCCTTGATGCGAAGTATTTGCCAATATTGTCTGAACAGCGCCTATCTGCGTTTCATATTCTGCAAATCCCGTTTTAATAGGATCGATTGTAAAAGCAGATAAAATCTGTTTTCCGGCATTGAGCGCCGAATTTGTGATATTGGAAAGTGCGGTTACAGCCATGACCTCCAATGCGGAGAATTTCAAACGTACAGATTCTACCGCATTTCCAAGACCGCTCAGATTAATCTTTTTAGCCGCATTATCGACCTGCTCAAATCCTTTAGCAGCGCCGTTCATATCCAAACTTTTCTTTAATTTTTCAATAGAAGATAAGCTTGTTTGAACTCCGGATTCAAACTGTTTATTGTCAAATCGCATTTCTACGACTCTTTCGTCGATAGTCTTGCTCATAGCTTCGTAACCTCCTTCCATGCATCATTTGCAATTCGGTCAAAAATAGGCTGGATAGCAGGATTGATGTAATCTCGACCCTGTACCCAGCCGCCGTTGCGAGTTCCATGACCATATTGCAGGATAATTGCTATTGGAACTCCATTTTGAATATTGGAATTGTAAAAGGTGATCTGTGCCGTTCCGTTTCGGTTTATAATTTCATAGTACCAGGAACTTGCAGTAAGACCGGAATCGACAGGTGTTGCAGACGCAAGGGCAGCGACCCCTTCTCGGCCATACTTATCTAAATCTCCGAGTCGAACCACCTCTTTAGCCCTCTCTAAAAATCGTGTGACCTTTGAGAAGTCTCCCTTGTGACTGAACCGAATCATTCACGGACCTCCCTTACTTCATAAGTTGATTCACCTTATTCTGAACAGCAGTAGGATCATAGCCAGCCGCTTTCAGCCGGTTCACTCGATCCTGACCGTTGCCCCATAAACCACGAATTACCTCTTGAGCAAGTTCGTCTACGGTTTTCTTAACAGTAGAAGAGGAAACGGCCGTACCGCTCTTTGTAGTTATGTAAGTATCAAATCCAGCAGCTTTCAATTTTGCAGCCATTGCGTCGGCATTAGCTTTTTTGCTGTATGCTCCAACCTGAATCTTGTAAAGGTTGTCCACCTTTACCATATAGGTATCAAAACCAGCAGCCTGGACTTTCTTCAGCATAGCGTCGGCATAAGCCTTATTGCTGAACGCGCCGGTTTGAACTCTGTATAATACAGAGGTATCGGAAGCATTTTCGGATGGAACTGTAGTTCCCCCAAGCTTAGCTGTAACCTTGGAAGCTAAATCACCCATGCGGGCATACATCCAATCACCAGGACAGCTTTTATTTGCAAACCATCGATGAACAGTCAGAACCATTTCATCGGAGGCTGGTTCGTAATTGAGAGTCTTTGTTTTATCTCCAAGCCAAAGAAGCTTCTTTTTTCCATTGCGTTTACAAATATCCACACATAGCTCAATGAGCTTGTTATAGACCACATCCTTAAACGCATACGGTTCCTGCGTGTCGCTTGCACACTCAATGGTTACGGCTCTTTGGTCGTTGGCATTGCTGGAAGAACACCAAGAACGGTTTTTCTCTTCAACATACATTCCAACTCTGCCATCTACCCCGATACCATACTGACAAGAAGCCTGACGTGATGTTGGAGCGAATATATTTCCAAGAGTCTCAACGGAGCATTGACCAACTACGCAGTGAGGAGTAATACGGTCAATGGCATGTGTTCTCTGGCCTGAATGATTTGGACTAAGCTTGGTATACGACACAAGCGGACTATTACTCATTGTCTATATCCTCCTTTGCTTCCTGGATTTGCTTTAGCATCTGAATAACCTTGTCATATCCGACAGTAGATATCAAAAAGCCAAGATACATCAGCACAACAATTTCAACGCCGATTTTCAGCGTAAAGACTGTGTCATTCATGATAAGGTAAATGACGCAGACAGCGCCGGCAATAATAACCGAAATAACCGCCGCTAAGACATTGGAGGAATATTTAATAGAAGTTTCATTTAACAGCTTTTTAATACCCTCCACTGTCAAGTTTGTAATCACCGCTACGATCATTAGCGCTGTAGTTAAAAAACTAATAGGCATACTCAAATCTCCTCCTCATAATTTATTTCTTCCGTAGGCTCGCTTCTGTTTAACCGTTCCTCACGCTTTTCAAAGAATGTTTCGAAAAGAGCTTTAAGAAAATAGCCAAGCATTACGCCGACAACGGTTGAAGCAATTGTGCTGGAGAGAGATTCTGCAATTTGTACTTCGCCCATAAATGCAAGAATGTAGGACAACTGCAAATCAATCAGCGAAACAGCCAGGATAACGGTTACTACTTTCTTCGTATATGTTTTCAGCCAGTTATTATAAGACCGTTTCCTATGGCAAACTTTCCTAAGCATACATTTTCTGCATCGTCTGCTCATATCCATCACCCCTTCGATCCCAGACGGCTTCTGCGTGCAGCATTCAACGCCGCATTCCGTCTCATCAATTCACGTTTACTTCTTTTCTTTGGAGGAGAATTCTTAATATTGCACACCCGAATCAAAGTTAAAAGACGGTTTAGATGCCACTTTTGAAACTCGACGGGAATGTTATAAGAAATCATCCAATAATAGATAAGCTCCGATGTAACAACTTCCCGATTTCCTTTGGCTTGTTTATCCTCGGAAAAATAGGTAGCAGTCATCGGAGCCTCTATATATGCGTTAATCTCGAGGTAATTGGCAGCAGACAACCGAGTATATACCTCTGGGTCAACATTTTGGGTTAAAGTCATACAACGGACATAATCAAGAATTTCTTCATCCGTTTTTTCTTGTTTACCAAGAAAGGCTTTATTCCATTTGCTTTCCCATTTTGAAAGAGAGACCAAAGAATGCTCCAACTGCAAGGTCTGCTCCTTCTTATAGATGAATTCTTCATGAATCTCATCCCAAAACTCGGCAGCCGGAACAGTAATTTTAAGCATTCTTTAGCCCTCCAAGTTTTCTTAATTTGTTGCGACCGGCGCAACCGACGGTTTATTTCCGTCAACACGCATAACCCTGTTCACAAACTCGGATGCGGCGTTTGCATCTGTTACAAGCTTTTCAAACAGAACTTCATAAGCCGGAGTTTCCATAAAGGAACGGGAAATTTCTTCAGATTTCTTGAAACGTCTGCCATCATCGGTCTTCTCGCCATAGGCAGTCTTGATAAAATTCTCGAAGAACTCCATAATCAGCGCGCCATTCGGGCTTGCGGCAATGCTCTTGAGCTGAACATCATAGCCGCCCTTAGCACTTGCCTGCATCTTTACAATTTCAGGCTTGGACAAATCGAAATAAAAGTCTTCAGTTCTCTGAACACCATTCAGATCGGTGTAGGTAATAACTTCCTTATGCATTAAAAATTTCTCCTTTCAAGATAAAAAAATAGGAGCCGCCAGCTTACCTGAATACGGCTCCGCAACTTTTTTTAATTAACCTGCTGCATCAAGAGACGCATCGAACAATTCAATGATTTCATCCGGAAGAGGAAGACGAGGATCAACCCCATCATTACCATCTTCAGTAGTCGGATCTTTACCATAAAGAATTTCCTCAAGCTGTGCCATAAACTCCGGACTGAATTTTGTAGAATCGAAAGTCAGGGTCGCAGTATTCTTAAGCTTCTTGCCGTCGACAAGCTTATTGATGGCGACAGGAGTGGTACTGATCTCCCAAGACAGCGTAGCAGCCTCAGGAGAATCGTTGATAGTAGCATAACCTTTCTCCGAAGGAGCTGCCAGACAGCCATACACCAGATGCAGTTTATAGCCATACTCATTCAACTCGGTGTCATTGCCGAGAATCGTTCTGTAGGCAAGGCCAAAGGTTTTACGAGACTGCTGTCCCGCAAACATACCCGGCATAATCTCCACAGAACCGTCACATTCAGCAAACTCATCCGGATACATATATGCCTCAATGGTAGCCCCAAACTCCTCATTAGAAACCAGATTCACATACTTGATGTTATCGGCATAAAGAGGAGAAGCTTCGGCTCCGGAAGGGCTTTCAGTTACAGCGGTAAGACCATTCCACGCAACGCCTTTGGTATAAACGCCGCCGGTCTGGATAGGGTAGAGAACGCCGTGGTCACAGCCAGTTTCGTACAAACGTTCGCCAGTTTTATCCCAAACAATTTTGGACATGTTTATTCCTCCTTAGAAATAGAGTGTGAAAACCCAATGGTTTAGGTTTTCGCTTGTATAGTATCGATTGAAACGACAGGTAGGCAGCGACACTACCTTGTCGATAAGCAAACTATCCGGATCTTTATCTATGACCGTAATCGAGTATTTTTTAAAAGACGAATAAACCCCGTTATCAGCATGTGCGTTCTCGATGTCTTCAAGCGCATATACGATAGCGGGGTAATTCATCTTTACCGATTCGGGAGGTTGGAAATACACATTTCTGCTCTCAAGGAGTTCTTCCAGTAAGAGTTGCAGATCAGGTCTGCTCGCCATTGTATACACCTCCCACACTCAGTATAAGTCTTGGGTACTGAACTTCTACATTTGTTATCTTCCATTTAGCACCCATAAACTCGACATATCTCATCGAATGAAAATTCTCATTGGCAAAAGGATCGGCCACGATACTAATCTCATTCGCAATGTTGATATTGTCATTGAGCCGTTCCGTAGACTGAAGCCGGCGGGTATTGCGGGAAAGATCACCATAATACATTCGCTCTGTAATCTTTTCCTCCCATACGCCAGGCTTTGTCTCTTCGGTTACAGCATAGCCGATCGCTCCATAAAATTTAGCCATTTTGAATTTTCATCCTTTCCGGAATTAAGCGGTGATGTCTTCCTCCAACGCGATAGCGGAAAGAACACGAGTATTGGCGCCAGAGCAGCGGGTCTCAAGCAGGCTCTTCTCCTGGTTGAAATCGATATCGAAATCAGTGAAATGCGTAATTTCTCCGCCCTTAGTAGCACCCAGAGAGTAATCGGCCAGATTAACCATAAGGCCCAGAAGCTTCTTGGTCTTGCTGTCTGTAGTGGTACGAGTCTTACCCTCAAACTGCTCGGCGGTGATAATCTTGCCAACATTGAGAGCCGCAGCCAGATCGCTGACCTTGTCGTAAATGCGGCGGCCGTTCAGATCACGGGCAAGCAGCATTACATTGACAAGATGCGGAGTGCAGTAGAAGTCAGGGGTGCCAGAGCCCTTATACTTCTCACGAGCATACAGAAGAGACTGGATAACGGCCTCAGCGTAAATATAGTTCTCTCCAAAGTTGGCAGAAGTATTGGTGCCCTGAAGCGTAGCCTTCATACCAGCAATGTCAACATCGGCGTGGATGGTATAAAGCTCATCGTCCAGCCAAATCGGACGAATCTTATCAGGAGCGATTTTGCCGTCAGCACCGACGTCGCGACCATCACCGATCATGATAGCGGTTGCCAGCTCCTCATTCAGATTCATACGGTCAATGGTATACAGGTACTGCACAACATCGAAATCGGTGATATCAATAATATCGTCGCGGTCGATTTTGCTCTTCACATACACAGTCTGAGGATCGGTAGTTCTGTGAAGCAGATCGAAGTTGCCAATGTAAGCTTTCTCAGTGCCCTTCTTATAACCTCTTGCACGAAGATTCTCAATGTTGCGAATATCGGCCTGGCGGGTACGGATACGGGAAATAGGGCTCTTGTGAACCTTCTTCAGAACCTCGTTGACCCACCCCTGGTCGGTAGTAAGCAGTTCGGGAGCGCCAGGACGCACATCCTGGTACTCAGGGAACAGCGTTTCAATATTGTTGATGCCATGAGCCAGAGCGCTGTCAGGATTCTGCTCAGCGAAAATGTTCATAGCGGTCTGAAGGCTGCCTACGCTGTTGGTCTTAGCCATACTAATAATGCTGGCCTGATCCGCATGAGACAGAACATTCTTCTGGTTCTGCTGGTCGTTGTCAAAGACATTATGTTTCATAGTAGTTTTCTCCTCCTTGTTGGACTCAGATTCATTTTCAGTGTCGTCCTCAGATTCCTCGTCAGATTCGCCCTCGAGAGCTTTTGTCACCATATAGTACATAGCGTTTTGCTGCTTCTCAGACATGGTAGCGATAACATCGGTAATGGTCTCCTCATTATCGTCTTTCTTTTCATCAGAGTTTTCATCAGACTTATCCTCTTTCTTCTCATCTTCCGGTGTATCTTCAGCAGAATGAGAAAGGTATAGAGGCATACCAGTGTAAATGATGGCTTCATCGTCAGACATTTCACCATGTTTCAGCATGGAATCGATAAATGCTCCCGGATTTGCACCTTTATGTACAAGGCTTACCTCGCAGATGCAACCGTGAATTACATCAGAACCAGCTTGCTGAAGTTGATTTGCATAGATGGACAGAGCGCAAATATCACCATGCTTAGTCAACACCTTTGCAATTTCTCCATCGGCAGTATTGTTGAAAAAGCCATAGGTATATACACCCTCTTCTCGATTTTCAAGCCATGCATGGCCAAGAACATCTCGAGGGCTGTTGTGCTGATGATTCCATACCAGCGGAACTTTAATACCGTCATTATTCTTAAAAGCATCTCGACGAATTACTCTTCCGTCTGAACACTTAAGGTCATTTCGGGTTGCCCAGCCGCTGAAATCACAAGCTTCAACCGAGAAAGGTTTACTCATTTTGAATTTCCTCCTTACTTCTTCGATTTTGCTTAGAGATTTTGCCGTCCAAATCACTTGCCTCCTCATTTTCGTCGTTTAACTGAGCCTCGCTATTCGGTACTTTGTCCTCGGATGGAGCACTGAGATTCTTGTTTCTAAGCTCGTCAGCTCTCGGGTCGTCGGAAGGCTTCATACCAATAACCTGACGGATTTCATTCGAGGTCATAATTTCGTTTCGAGTAAACTTATCAGCAATTTCAGCAATTTCGTTTACCGGCACTAGCTTGAACGGATCTCTAAAGAATGAAATCGACTGGAGTTGTGATCGGGCAGTTTTTGTCAGAAACTTTCGTTTCATCTCGCCAACAATCGCCGAAGCTATAGGTTCAATCGTTCGGTTGTTGTAATTCAGCATGGTTTTTTCGTCCGCTGTTCCATCCAATATGCTCTGAGTGATACCTAACTGGCTGTATAGCATACTCGTCAAATACTCAATCTGAGACATAAGGTTGTTGTTTACGGAACGATTCAACTGCGTGATACGCTCGGTACCATCTGTATAAGCGATGCCATATTTCGTACCGGACAATTGATTTTCTATATCTTTACGCCTATTTTCGGCTTGTTGGCGCCTTGCTTCCGTCTTGATGACATAGGGAAGCTGAATAATCAAATCGAGTTTTCCAGAACCGCTTTGTTCATCAATAACATCAAGTAGGTTAAGTTTGCGAATGAGCCTCTGCATTGTAGAGTTCGGCTCATTGATGACAGCGTACAACGGATTTTCGATAATAGCCGTTGCGCTTTTCGGCACCACAATATCTTCTTTTTTTCCCGTCTGTTCATTATACAGACGGACCCTTATATACTGCGGATACCAATCTAAAATTTGACCAACACGCATGGTTTGAATGTCATACGAGCCGGAGACGTTGGGGTCTGTAGTTGTATCGACTGGAACGATCGCCACACTTCCTTCATCAAACATGGAAATTACAACATCCTGAATAAAAGAACGGGCTGTCTGGTCGATATTGGCTTCCAAAGTGAGGCAATTATTCAATCCGTCTTCGATGACCGATAGAAAACGCCCATTTTCGTCCAGTCTAATATGCTGGAAATTAAGAGCCGCCACATCAAGAGCGATCCGATTATATACCGACGTGACAATAGAACGCTCGTTACCTCTGGTAAGCCTCGGCCTGTCAGCTCTGTAAGAGTAGCTCATTCCCAAATCCCGGTAGTTTATCTGAACATTTCCGGTAAAGGCATTCCAAGCATGTTTTAGTCTGGAGCCAAAAGACATCTCCATTTTGAATCATCACCTCCTCATACCATGCCAACATTTTTCTTCTTATATGCAACTCTGCCTGATGCCCAAATTCCGTTCTTAAGCTGATCCATGTTATAGCCTCTGTCAGCTAGAGCCATATGTACGCCGACCTCTCCTCGCTTCGCGACAAACTGTACAACACGGCCGGAAGGCGCAGTGACATTTTTAACAGATTCATTCATCAGCTCAGCCATCTTCCTGTTATAAGCATTGATAGCTGATGCGCTTACTTTTCCTCTGGAAGTAACGGAAGAAGGATTGCTTAAAAGTTGACTGGCATATCGATCGAGTTCTTTGGAAACATCTTTCCGCGCTTTTGACGCAATTTTGTCGTAATTTTTATGCGCCCATTTTGCATCTTTCTTTTCCAGACGCTTTTGACCGGCCGGGGTCAAAGAACCGTCTTTATTCTGATAACGGCGAACGCCCCAACGCTGGCCTTTAATGCCGTGATGATAAATGTCATCCACTTTGACCACCTCCTTATTCAAAAGCATCCCTGTTAAGTTTAAAAGCAACATAAGCATCCATCATAGCAGCAACGGCATCGATCTTCTGCTCATATCGCTTTTTTAAAAGCTTGCGGTTTCCATTGGTATCTTCCAGGGTAATACAGTTACCCATTGCGAAAGTCATAAGGTCCTCGTCGAAAATAAGCATTCTTTCCTCGGACAGCTTCTTCAGTTCACCCAACGGAACCGATTCTGTCTTTGCTCCCTGAATAACCTTTTCAATTCCGAAAGGACCGTTTTCCTGTTCCCATCTGGCTACAAATTCTTTGGCGTTATACGGGTCAAATCCAAGACAGCGAACATCATAGCCGCACTCGGAAATATGATTGTCCAAATCCTCATAGACCTCCATAATATCAAGTACCGTTCCCTCTAAAACAATTAAACTTCCCTCAGCCATAAATTGCTCATACTTGATTCGCATAGCGGAAGGAAGCTTCATTAAAGTTGTAGAAGTTATGTAATTTCGTGTTTTAACGCCAAATGCGCCATTCGATAATGGAAACAAAAAAGTAAAGGCACAGAAGTCGTCGCCCTGCGACAAATCTGCGCCAAGAGAACAAGGCATCTGCCAGAAATCTCGTTTGCGATGCGGCAGCGTTTCCTCGTAAGTAAAATAATAAGTATAACCCTCCATAGGAAGACCAAATCGTTTAGCAAGAATGTCATTTCTTGCAGCGGGAGCTTTTTCTGCTCTTTCTACATCCAATTGATAGGTTTCATAACTTACGGTCTTCCCAAGATTCGGGTTTGCCTTGAGCCACATTTCCGGATCGCCAACTTCGTCAATGGAATCCAGCTTGTACCACCAAATGGACACATGGGGATTGATGTAATCCCCCTTAAGTATGTCCATCAACTCCATTTTGATTGTATCGCCGCTTCCATTACGAACAGTACCCTCAGAGCTGATCGCAACAATGATATAGTCGTTTACCTTAGATGCACCCTGTTCAATAGCGCCGATTACATCCTCTCGGATGTCGCCGGAAAGCCACTCGTCTACGGTCGCAACCTTAATCTGTAAACCCTGGAGCTTATTAATGCTCATAGGCCTGATTTCCAGCAAGGAACCGGTTAAGAAATTTTCAACGCCCTTTTTCGTAGACGCCAGCTTTGTCCGATTTGCTTTCGATCCGGTTGTATTCTGCAAAGAACCTTCTGTCAGAAATTGAAACAGAGGGCCTCGTGATCGTGTAATAGCAGTTCGAAGCGGAGACATAACCTCTTCGGCCTGCTTCATTGTTGGAGCTGTAGTGATTTGGTGCGTTGTTGAAGTATCGACATTCAGGAAGTATCCCTGAAGTGTTGAACCATACATGGATTTGGCTGCACCTCGAGCAACGATAAGATACTGCTTATTAATAAGCCGTTTCTTTACCGTTTTTCTCACATAGTGACCGCCGTGTCCGTCAGGATTCGGACGGTAAACGCTGCGCTCCACAAAATAATACCATCCAAAGATTTGCTCGCCCCACAACTTGAAGCTGTCAAGGAGTTTAAGATCTGAACCATCGGTCAAAGTCAATTCCGATTCACAATAAGCAATCCATCCTTCAACCGCCTGATCGTCATAGTAAACGCCGGGATTGGCAATCAGATCGTCGATGCGGTTCATCTCCATCGAAATTTCCTTGCATACCGGAATCTCTCCTCGAATTACGGCATCACGAAACATGCCGTAATATCTGGGGACGGCAGTGTTAGATAATGCCATATCGATTCCCCTTAACCCTTATTGGCCATACTGCCAATGATTTTTTTAATCTTATCGTAGTTGTTGTAAATGGTGAGAGCAGTTGTAGTAACGGTAGCGACAGTACCAGCAGCTTTAATGGTCTTATCAACAAACTCTTTGCCGCGTTTGGTATCTTTACCGGAAAGTTGATTGTATTGTTTTTCCATCTGAAGGCGGTTTAATTTAGAACGCAGTTCGGCATCGCTCATATCCTTAACACTTTTTCCGCTATGGGCTTTTTTATAGTCCTCATGAGCAGAGCTTTCTGACTGCGACGCCCGTTCTCGCCTTTTTCCGGCGGCAGTTCGGGTACCGTCTTTATTCTGGTATCTTCGAACGCCCCAACGCATTCCCTTAATACCATGATGGGAAAGCTCACTATAATCCATTTTGAAATCCTCCTCTCTTTCATCAATCGGTTTCGGCTGCTACATTGATTCGCCATTCAAGTTCGCTAGTCTGCCGATTGATTGCTTCAATAGCAGCGGAACTAAGCGGCGGGTCAAAGCCAAGTTTTACCTTGAGATGAATGTATGTTTTTACGAATTCAAGACGAGGATCATCGTACAGGAATTCTGACCAGGTAGTGCTTGCGTCTTCGATACGGAAACCTTCTTCGGGACCGACACCAAGCTGTGTAAGAACCGAGAAAGCCGAATTTATGTACATCACTATATCCGAATCGAAGTGCTCATACTCTTCGGCAATTCCGAGCAGCTTTTTAATTGATGTCAGTACACTGTCCAAATTGTTTCCTCCTTACTGCCTGACGGCAACAAATTTCTTCATGCAGAAACCCTCAATACCGGAAGCAGTGCAAACAGCATACCAATCATCAGTGGACATGGTCGGATCGATTTTAAGTTCAGTTAGACAGGTCACAACTGTTACGATACCGGAATTCTTATCCGGCTTCTCACGAATGTTTAGCTTCAAGCAATCCGTAACAACACCGAACATCTCGACCTCTTCCGTTTCCGCTTCGGTATCCTCAACGGAATAGATTAAATCATTAGAATCAACATCCAGCACGACTTCCTCATACTTATCGTTAGACATTTGAAAATACTCCTTTCATCATTTTCGCCAGGGACAGGTATCATTTAATTTTCGTTCAACTGGCGTGAGCATCAAAAGACTTTCATCTCCATAGTGAATAGCGTTGTGTGTTTTCAATTTTGTTGTGATCGCATTTTCCAAATCAAACACGCAAGGATTTTGATACAGGATGTCTTCATAAGTGATCGGATTCAGATGGTGAATTAAGACCGAACCATAAATCTCATACCCCGGAACACCTAAATCGCATCCGCAATCACGAATAATGACTTCATCTCTAAAACGAAGCCACTTATCGGAATGATATAATTCCTGATTGAGCCAACGGTTGAATCCAAAAGTCTCTTTGCCAATTACGCCGTCAAGCTTCAGATACAAAAAGCGTTCTTCAAAAGTCGGGAAAGTGATAAGTTCCGAATAAGTCCTATTCATCCTCTTCATCATCACCTCCTGCACCGGAATACCTTCTGAAAGCAGCAAGCGCATTGGCATAAAGTTCTTTTGCTTCACTATTAGAGATAATATTTTTTGTTTTTGCTTCGATAAGCTCTTTCTGCTTCTCCAAAATTTCTTTTTCTATTCGTTCCTTACTAGAACCGAGTTTTAGATAATGCGTTATAACCTGAGAAGAAGCAGTTCCGTCTCTGAGCTGCTTTTCAGCGCATTGGACAGCCAGAGAAATCATAAGATTCTCTTGCGCTTCAAGCGAAACCGGCGGTCTCAATGGGCTCTGCGATTCGGAAGAGCTTGCAGCTTTGCCTCTTGGCATACCTACTGCCTCCTCTCTAAATTTTTCTTATAGATAATCCAACATCCGTTAAACTATCTCTATAGATAAACTGCACTCTCGCTTTGATTTAACAGCCTTCCTCATAAGATTCAGCACAGTATTTGAAAGAACTTACAGAGCTGATTTCCACCTATCACCGAAAGGAGAAAAGAAACATGAAAGGAGATGTTCACTATATGGAAATACTTTCGACCCTGTAAGCTCGTTCAAATACTGCACCGCCTTATAAGAGGTAAAACCCTCCCCAAAATATCCCTCCGGAGATTTTTTTAGAACCGCCGCGATGAGGGAGGGGGTGTGATTTTAAAGACCTCCCCCTATACCTTTTTGAGTATCTACAGTAAGCCTATAGCAATCATTGCAAGTGCAGAAATGAATCACATGAACATAAAAAGTTTTAAAGTCAAAGAACTAAAAGAAAATAAGGCGAGATAGACCACTAAGCCTTGTCTCGCCTTACTCACTTAAACTGTTCTTTTCACTTTCTTATAAATGTTCATGAAATCGTATTGAATAATTTCATCAATTGCTCTTTCAATTTCTCGATTGTTTTCTTCATCTGAAAACTGTTCAGAAGTTCGAGCGATTCGAGCAAGATAAGCGCAAGAATTGTATCCTTTTTCCACATCAAACAAGAACCAATCGGAGAACTGTTCAAATGGATTGTAAGGATTGTCAAATGTAGTAAGAGCACAATTACCATTCATACCAGTCACCCCTTTCAATTCAAGTATTTAGATACAGTGGTTGATGAAATTCCAAGAGCTTCCGCTATTTCAGATGTACTGTAACCAGAAGCATTCATAGATGCTATCTTATTCTGTTTAGCAGTGCTGAGTGTAGTGGTAGCTCTTGGAGTAGCTCTTTGTCTGAGACTATCCATATCTACATTATTAATAATCTGGGTAAGCTTACTTTCACTGATAGCGCCAGCCTGAATAGCTTCCCATTCGCGATCTGTGATTTGGATAGTTTCTCTTTTTGCACCAACAATAGCCCGGGCTTGAGTAAGAGCTTGCTGACTTGCTTTTTTAATTTCAGCTTTTGTCATATCCGGGTTATCTTGTTTTTTGGCAGCCACCACAGCATTAGCCATAGTCTGGGCCTGTCGCTCTCTTGGGGCATTCTTAAGTGCCACATTGAGCTTGGCGTTTAAAGAATCAACTTCTGCCTGGTAGGTCTCTTTGGCAGTAGACGAATATGGAACTTTACCAGTAGCAAGAATTTCTAGACGGGCTTGATTACCTAGGGCCTTCATTTTATTAGCATAGTTCGCATATGCACGCTCTATAGGTGTATCAGCTTCTGAAACCAAAGTATAGGCATCTTTTGCTTCCGCCATCTTCGTGCTTGGCTGAGTTCGAACCTTAGTTTTACCGGTTCTTTTATCGGTATAAATAGGGTCATCAACCGTCTTCCATACCAATTCACCAGTTTCTTCATCAATTCTAGGACTGCCTTGACGCTTAACAACAGATACTTCGGATTTAGCTCTGGAAATCAAGGTAGAGGCGCCTTCATGATATTTGCCATCCTCATCAACAGCACCTTGATATTTCTTTTTCAGCGAACTAATGCCATTGTCGATTTCACTTTGCTTATAATCCAGCTTGTGTTTTTCCGCGTCAATAACAACCATACTGTGACGAACAGCTCTGGCAAGTTCATCCTGAGTGGCACCTTTCAAAGTCATATCCGTAATTAGGTTAGAGATAACGCCCATTTCTTTCTGCGTATTTCTCATCTGTTTGAAAGTGCCTTCCGGTTTGCCGCCATATTCCAGCTTAGGGTCAAATCCCTCAAGACCCTTTAAAGGGGGAGTTGATGTAATCTTTACCTTGCTGTTTCTGGAATTACATGGTATTACCATAACTGTGTCGCCATCAAAGTCAGCCCCCGACAAACGTTCAGCAACCTTACTATTGATACCTATTGCATCTTTTGGAGTATTGCCCAGAACACGACGAGCTTCAGCCTGTTTATTATTAACAGTGAGAATCGGAATCTCAAAAGTACCGCCATGTGGGTAACGAATCAGAGCGACCGTCTCACCGTTTTTATAGTTCGGTGCATAAACCTCGTTATCTTTCATTGAAGTAATCGGTAGAATAACCTGGTACTTCTGTCGAGGCAATGCGGCAGCCTGAAGATGTACAGCAGCCGAGTCACAGTCGTCGGCAAAAGATCGTAATAGCGATTTCTTGACTGTTGGATTTGTCAATGAACAAATTTCATCAAATTCTGCCATCTTATCAGATGCTGCCAAATTAAGCTGTTTATTGACTAAAGTTAAACTCTGCTTCGAAAGAAACTGAGAGGGGAGCTTATCCGCCCATTCACCCCAATCGCCTTCTTCAGCACGCTTATTGATAAGCGAAAGCTGTCGCTGACCATTGGCGTCGGTGTAATAACTTTGTCCACCAGCTTTAATAAGAGAGCCGAAAGGATTATCTGGATCATCCTTAATCTTTTTCAAGACATCTTCAGTTGGCGTTCCTCTTTTTTTATTGGTATTAAACAGAACATCAACACCATCCGGTAAATCATCAGAGTAAACGGCCATCCCTTTAAGATATCTGTTTCCATCTACAAGAATCCTAACCTGCGCATAATGCGAATTACCTAAAGAAAGGTCTTCAACACCACGGCGAAGTTCAATTACACCATCCTTATGCATTCCGCCATCTTCGGCATAACGGATTTTTAACCTACTGGAATCCATGCTCTTAGGATATACAAATTTATCAAAGGTATCTCCGCCATCATGAGAAACATAATCTCGAACCGAATGAACTTTTTCGAAATTGTAAATCTCTTTGTGTTCTGTTCCGGGAGGACAGAGAACTTTGATGTTAGTCTGTTTGCCGGGATTCGTAACCTGCGGGACGCCTCCACCGTAAACCGGATAACCCTCCATTTGTAAAATATAAAGAGCCTGATTCATCTTCTCTTTGGAAATTCCAAGCTCTCTTTCGACTCCGGTGCCAATATCGATCATGCCTTTTTCATCGACTTGCTTTTTCAGAAATTCGGCAGTTGTTTTGGCCTGATTCATACGGGCTTCCGAACTCTCATTTAGAAGGGAACGGACAGACGAATCATTCGCAAATCCCATCTTCTCAGCAATTTCGTTTAAGCTATAGCCTTTTTCACGAAGAGCTTTAGCTGCTGATACGTCAGCAGATCTGCGTTCATCTTTTGCTAAGCTCATTTGAGTTCGAAACTGTGTTGTGCTCAATCCCATCGACTTTGCAATAGCAACTTCTCCAGTGTAGGTCTTTCCATCCTTATCGGTGAAAGTAAAACCGGATTTCTTCATTTCCTCAACTCTGGACAGAAAATCTCCGCTATGCTGATAAGGGTTATCTCCAGAACCCCATGGATAACGTCCAGATCGTCTGGGCATACCGTAATGCATTAAAATATCATCCGTGAGACTCATGGATTTAACCCTCCTGTTCTTGAATTTTTCGTATTACCTTATCAAAAGTGATGATCTTGTCCATGATTGGAACAATATCTTCAGCAGTTGGCGTGTGATAGAGAATTTCGTTATTTTGGTATAAACGAAGTTCAATATCGATGTTTGAAGGCTTCATCTTATACTCCAAACAAAAAAGAGCAGCATATATTTCAAGCTGCTCCATGTGAGCCGGTACAACACCGGTTTTTAAATCATGGATACGAAGCATATTATTTCGATAAACAATCGTATCCGCTGTGCCAAAACAATTTTCTGAATAGAATAAAATCTGTTCAGGAATCATCCGAAAACTAATAGCATCATTAACGTACATGTTCAATGTTTTTTGAGACTTCGGCAATTTCTGTCCAAGCCGAATACATTGACATGCAAAATCATGAAGCACTGTACCTCGCTGCGTAGCCAGAAATTTTGAATAGGCGTCCGCAACTTTGGATTCATCATAATTTATCCAATGATATTTGCTGGCACCAAGAAAAGCGTGTTGCCCTTCAAGATTGGAATGTTTGTTGAAGATCATTCAGCACTTCCTCCTCGTTCTCAGGGCAAATGAATCTGGAGAAAGACATCTCATTCATTTTGCCTACATAGTATTCTTGGTTCGGCTGCTTTTTTGCGCCAGCGCTTTGCTTGCATTCCAGGGTGGCCCATTTATCTCCGTAATAAACGGTGAGATCGGGAAAACCCTGAAGATAGCCCGGATCATTTTTTACAACGATGCATCCGGGAAAGAGTTTTTTGAGCTTCTTAATAAGCTTGGATTGAAATTGACTTTCAAGCATGAGATAAACGGACCTCCTTTCATGTGATTTTGCCAAACGTAAGAGAGGATGCATATCTTTAAAAATTAGCTTTTTTACTCCTCTCTTCATAAAAGGCCATGTTTTTTTCGCGCGGCATAAAAAGCATAAAAAAAGACCGAGACACTCTTTTAAGCATCTCGGTCAAAGTATGAATATTTAATTTAACTGTTGTTTCTAAGATAACGAATCAAAATCCATATCAACCATAAACCACCTGTACATAGTACAAGTACGAAGTCTAACAGCAGACCACCAAAGCTTCGCTTTTTACCATTCTTACTCATTTATTTTCTCCTTTATTAAATCACTCATTATCATTTGGGTCTTCATTTTTACTCGCTATAAAATTAGAGCCTATAATAGAGCCAAGAACTGCTACAATGCTTGCCGCCACACCTCCTGCAATCCCAAGCACTTTTAAACGATTATTGGCTTTCTCATAATCTTTTCTGGATACTTCATCAGCAACTGCTTTCATTTGGTCGAGTATATAAGTTTTTTCCTCAAAAGTGAGATCTTCTTCGTGAAGAATTTTTTCAAGGGAATCCATCACTCGATTGTACATGTCGTAACAGACTTGCGTGCTCTCTCGGTCATCCTGCATTGCCTCTTCTAAAATACCTCGATACTCTTTCATAATATCGAGAGAAGCAGATGCAAAATTTGGAAATTGCTCTAAAGCCTTCTTAGCAACCTCAGGGTCCATCTTAGGAATCATTGAAGCAAAAGCAATTACCTTATTCTTTGTAAGATGACGAAAATCTGGAATATCTAATTTCTTAAGCACTTGAAGTTCCGTATACGGACGACTCATTATCACCCCTTCTTTCCAGGGGCAATAAAAAAGTGCGCCCCTACATGAGAGACGCACTGAAAAAGTGCTAACTCTCATTGTTGCCACACAATCTCAATCAAGTCGCAAAGGGACAAATGAAATGAGTA